TCTTCTCCTTAAACAAGGGGGACATTTGCCACACGGAAATGGTACGTAACCAGTTGTAACTCCGTTGACTATTTCCAGTTTTTTGTAAAAAGGAGTGATACATCTTGTTGACATATTAGAACATTGGTGTTCCGAACTTGGGCATTGGTCGTACTGCTCTAATCTTGTGCAATATTTGCATATACAAATTATCTTGTGAACTATTAACTGCAAATATCCTTGCGCATTGTTCTGGTGTACACTCAATAAATGTTTGATTTAATGCTGGTAAATTGGCGAATTTTCGACCCAAGTGCCAATAATCGAGTGTTGTTTTAAATTCTCCAGCGACACGACTTGCATTATATTTATATTCTGCATATCTAGGTACATATCCAAATGTTTCTACATCCATTACACCAGCATAAGCCATTAACTCTTGATTTTGTACTGGCTGTTCTCCAATATGTGCAAATGAAGGCCAAAAAAAGTCAAGAGGATCATTTTTGAGGAATGTTTTTGGAATTCCTTGCTGGTAAGCAGTTTTTGGCATAACGGACATAATTCCGATAATGTATCCATGCTCTTCACAAAAATAATTACCATATTTTCCAGTAGTTACTGCAACACCATGACCAGCCATATTACCTTGTACTGGCGAAGTAGCTGTTTGACCGCTAAATGTTCCAGCAGTGTTTAATACTTCACTAATGACGACTGGAGTTTTAATACCAGTAATATATTCGGGTCGTTGTAATCTTGCATCGGATGATTTTACACCAAAATGCATCAAAATATTTTCAATATATCTTGTGCCGCCACGTGCATTTTTTTCTAGCCATTCTTGTAATCGAAATGCTCTACGCAAATCGTTAATAGTTGTAGCGCCTACTTGCAAATCATCTAAATGTGCAAATAATTCATTGTTGCCTACAAGTGTTGAAAGTTGGTTTTGTACTACTGGGCTTGTGGGGTTTCCAGTTAATGTAGTTGGACCAACTAAATTATTGATATATACTTCTGCATCTCCGTTAATAGATCCCAATGGGATATCGACAGCGGCTCCTTTTTGTGCAAATGGCAAAGAACTTGTAAAATAATCGTGTTCCCATGCGCGATTTCTGATGTTAGATAATTCGCGTATTCTATTCCAACCAGATGTTCCTTGATTTCCGTCTGTTAATTTGTAATTAATTGGAGGACACAAATTTTGATCTCTATAATACTCGTTATATATAGATTGATAAGCTGCATAAGGTAACGCATTAATATTAGTTGTTGAACCGTCACCATTATTTGGTAAAGGAATTCCTAAATAATCTGATAAAATTCTAGCAGTACCAGCTTGATTCGGGTTGTTATATTGTGGTTGTAAATTGTCAGCAGTAAGATAGGGTAGTACATGTTGAGTATTGGCATCAACTATAAATTTTTCCCAATTGTCCCATAAAATTCGATTAGGAACAAAGAAATAGTGTACAGAAACATCAATTCTATGCATTACTGGTGCAATCAGTGGGGCAAATCTGATAAGACTATCGCATCCAATTTGCCAACTATCGCCAGGAACGCATTCCTGGACTAATACGGGTAGGAGTCGACCCATTTTTCCACTCATTTTAACATCATGAGTAAGGTCGAATACATTTTTCTTTGGTTTAGATACTTGTACTGAATTAAAAATATTTGGCTTTGCCATTTTTAAGATTTTATTGGTTTATAATTAAAGACGAATACCACCACGAGAAACATAGTATGTTCTCAACTTTTTGGTTCTTGACCTTCTGATACGGTTCTTTTTTGAATAAAGGCGTGACCGACGTTTTTTTCTCATTTTTTAACTAATTTTTAGTGTTTAAACAAGGGGTGTTTTTCCTATAATTTATATTATATTAATGCATGATAAGAATCATTTTCAAACTGTCCAAAATCATTTATTAACATATGTGAATTTATGGCATTTTTTAGTAAAAAATGCTGGTTTTTACCTATCCATTACTTTGTTTGGATTATTGCTTTTTTGCCAAGTTTGCGATTTAGGGTTTTTAATATCTCCCAATATTCCATTAAGAATTCTTGCACCTATTCGCATAAACATGTTATCGCCAGGCTGAATACCGAGTTTTTTTAGATCTGTGTCCAATTGTTTAAGATCTACATCTTTTCCAACGTTTTCAATTTGCTTTTTAATCAAATTAGTCTCTGCAATTGTTTTTGCTTGTGTTAGTCTTGATTGCAATACATCTTGAACTGCTTTTTGTAGGGTAGGAGTAAATATCATTTTTAACTGCTCGGTCCTTGTTAACGTTTGGTCTGTTTGGGCTTGTGCTTGTCTGGTTCTAGCATTCATTGATGATAATTGACTATCTACTAGTTCATTGTATCTTTTATTCTGTAATGATGTTTTTTCTGTGTTTCCTAAAATATTAATAGTTCTTGCCTTTGTTTCTTCTTCTTTTGCTTTATTGTTGGCAATTACTTGTTCTGTATTTCTAACGTTTGCATCTTTTGCTTTTAAATCTACTCCAGCAAATAGTGCATTTCTTACTATACTCCCAGTGTCAAAACTAGGTGCTTGTGGGTTCCAACTTTTTACATCTGTGCCTCTAACACTTTGGCTGGACATTGCGTCTGCGCCTTTTCCGTATACTAAATTTGGGTTTAATCCAGCATCTTTAAGCCTTTGCATTTGTGCCATTGGGTGATTATACTCGTTTTGACGCATCCAGTCAGCTAATGCGTCTGCCCTTTGGGTATTATACATTCTTTCATTCCACTTTCTGGTAGCCTGATTCATACTACCTTGTAATGCTGCGTTTGCTAGTTGTCCTGCGGCTGTTATACCTGCCGCCAATACTTCTGCTGGCATATTTTATTGTTTTTTGACTTTTAAGCCCATTTTTAGGCTTTTAATTCGTTTATCGTTCGCGTCGTGCCTCCTTGGCCTCCTCACTTTTTTGTCGCCTTTTTAGGGCTTAGTGTCAATTAGCACTAATATATCAAGAGTGTATTAGTGCTAATTGCGTAGCTCAGCCCTTTCAGGGCTGTGCTTTTTTTAAAATAAAAAAGGTATTTTTTATTGATTTTCATTTGTTTCGGAGGTTTCCTCAACATCAGTAATTACTGATTTTCTTTTCGATTTCGCTTTCGCTACATCGGTTTTTATCTTCTCTGTGAGATTTTTTAACTCCTCTCTGGCTTGTTCAGCCAATTCTTCACGTTCTGCGAGGTCTAATCTTTCAATATCAATTTCGCTTCCGTCTTCACCCTCAAATATTGGTGTTTTTGCACCTTCTAAGGGTAAACCTTTAGCATATCTTATAAGTAATTCACGAAGACCCATGCTTTGGTCTGGTACTGTTTGGCTAGGCTCGTTGTTTACTTCGCCTTCGTACACAAATTCTGTTGCGTTAAACGGGTGTTTTACTTGGTTTTCCATGTTTAGATTTTTTGTCTTTGTTTAGCTTTTTTGTGGGCTCGTCTAAATGCGTTAATATCTTGTTCAACTTTAATTCTTTCGGGTATTGGTTCTTCCATTTCTTGTAAATATTCTTGAAATACTGAAATACGAAATTTTTCACCTTTATTATAAAGTTTGTCTTTGTAATATCTTGGCATACATGCCTTTTTACCATCTTTTAGTGGCAAATAACATCTTTCTTCAAGCTTTGCTTTGTGCCATTTAATTGTCCTTTCATTTAAATAATCTTTTCCTAAACCTTTGCTCATAACTGCAAATTCTTTTTCTCTATCATCGCCATGAAACATGGGTATTCTTTTTTCCTTACTTACATATTTAAGTGTATAACCTATACTGGCATCACTAACATCGCCAAAATGGCAATGGCCATTAATATCATTATCAATTGACCAGCTAGCCTCAACAATTCTAGGAATAGCATTAAAAAGAATAATATGATAGTGGGGCCTTTGAGTGTTATCCCCATACTCTCCAACTGCGTAATAACTAATTTTCTCATGCGTCTTTTTTCTTAAACGTTTGAAAAACTTTTGCAAATCGGACTTTTTTAATGTCTGTAATCCGGACTGAGTTTTAGGAATCTTTTCATCATTATAAGTAAGTGTAACAAAGAGAGCGGACTTACACCGCTCTCCATGTTTTACTAATCTAAAACTCCAACCTGATATTCTTCTCCTTAAACAAGGGGGACATTTGCCACACGGAAATGGTACGTAACCAGTTGTAACTCCGTTGACTATTTCCAGTTTTTTGTAAAAAGGAGTGATACATCTTGTTGACATATTAGAACATTGG